TTTTCAATCCCACATTTCTTACAAGTATACATTAAATTGTCCGTCCCAGCTTCGCGAACACGTCCATCTTTTGAACGCTTAACTCAAAACTGTTTATATCCACTTCAACACCGAACTGGAAGACAGTGCCACTACCAGAACCTTGAATACGTTGGTTATCAAAGACAACACCAGCTGTCCACTGAGCTATACCCCATTCAGCAATGTTGTACTCAGATATAGACCTAGAACCCATAGTGATGTTTCTAGTCTGATATGAAGGACTGTAATCGAAGGCATACTTAACGATAACGTCAGCTTGATTACCACCGATAAGGGTAAAGCCTAACTTCTTCAAGATCTTGATTGCCTGAGCTTGTCCCAAGTCAAACCAGTTAGAGTAGTAAGCCATACGATAGGTAGCTGTACGGTCTAAGTTACCAGTGTAGTAGCCTACGTAGCTTGTGAAGCCCATGAGAACTTCTTTGGCTCTGTTTGAGTACAAAGCTTTAGGAACTAGACTCCACGTTGTAGCCCTTGCAGCACCGTTGGGGAGAATAGCCCGTGTATCAAAGCAATATGTTCTACCCTTAGTAGGGAATGTGATAAGGTAGAAAGCGTTGCTATCCGAATATACAGACTTGATATTAGCCAAAGTTTCAGCATTAAGATCCTCAACTAAGTCATCACGCACATTGGCGCTAATGTCACGGAAAGGAGCACTCTTCTCTTGGATAGTACGTGAGAGACTACGTACACCACTGTCAGACAAGAAGATAACGTCAGTTCCTGTCAAAGCCACAGAGTCTCTAGCACAACAGCCAATACCAGATACTGTGTCTGATAGAGTCATAGCAGCAGGATCGTTAGCGTTTGCGTAAACTAGGATCTGACGACGACCAAAGACATACAGGAATCCGTTGTGGGCAGCTAGAGCAGTGATCTCATCTGCACCGTTAGGCCACACTTCTCTAAGGTCAATAGTACCCGATGTACCTGTGGACAAGACATGACCAGCTAAGAGGTCACTGAATTGAATAGTACTCTTGCTTGTAGTGTTACCACCACTCCAGATACGACCAAAGGCACTGATAGCTACGTTATTCTGTTCAGCTGTACCTAAGTGACCTGTCTTCTCTGAGACTCTACGGAAGGTAGTTGTAGAGACAGCAGGGTCAAACACTAAGGGGTCGTAACCACCTTGGTACAAGTAAAGGACTCCGTTCAAAGGAGCCATTTGCCAGTTGTTTGTCGTGATTGTAGGGGCTGTACCGCCACCGCCGTATGTCAAGGTAGTAAGGGTAGTGCCTGAGAGCCTAAACAGCTTGTTGTTACCTGCACAAATGATGTAACTGTTACCTGAGTTGTCGATAACCTCACCGATGGCCTCAATAGGGTTGCTACCTAAATCAGTGCTAGTAGTATTCTTAGCCAACCAGCCTTTACGAGCACCGATACGACCAAACTTATCAATCACACAGTTATTAGCAATCGTGGCAAACCCTGACTCAAGAGTTACAGAACTATCTTGAGTATTGACCCCCTTAAAGCCGGGGGCTGCAATGGATGATCCTACGAGTTCTTCAGCCATATCAAGGTGCAGTCCAGTTCATCTCTTCAGAGTAACGATTACGCTCAATAGCAACTTCGTTAGCCAAAGCAAGTTTGTACATGGTGTAAGCTTCTGATGACAAGTTACCACCGTCTTCACCACGTTCAGCGATAGCTTTGGAATAAGCTAACAAAGCTACCAAGTGAGCCGGGACATAGATACGGGTTGTGTTTGTAGACAGTTCAGCTTGTGGAACAATCAGGTTAAAACGGATGGTAAACACACCTGAAGGACGTTGGAACAAGTCAACCTGTGTGTCTCCATTATTGTCCACACCGTTGAAGTTGTAATACAAAGGTGAACCACGATCAGTATCTGCTGTGAACAGGAACTGTTGTGTCATCCAGTTTGTAGGTGCATTTTGAAGCACAATGTTGTCTGTGTCGTTAACAACGTCAATCACACGGAAGCGAGTACCTGCACCTGTCAAAGTGTAGTTGTATGTGCCAGCAACTGTGTTCACTGTGACAGTAGAAGACAGAGAGTTCCACTCGGTAGCATCCTCAACTTCACGCTTGGCATCATTAACCAAGACACCAATCATGGATGAATAAGGGGTGTCGTCTACGCTCTGCACTACAGGCTCACGTAGCCTACGGAGTACATTATTAACTGTATCTAAATACGTAGCCATAGTTTATAGGCCCTCTTTCTTTTCAACTTCAAAGGTGCAGATATACGACATAGTGCTGCCAGCTTCTGAAGTCATGGTAATGTAGTCTCCTGCTTCTAAGACCATGTAAGCTCCACCATCAAGCTTAAAGTAGTTCTTAGAACTAAGACCGTAATCGCTCAAAATACTGATGTTGGTGTTGGCGCTATAGTCATGCCAAGTGACAGAGATTGTTTTAGTAGACCCTGTACCATTCAACAAGTACATCAAGTTCCACTTAGCGTAGTAGCCAGTTGGAACTGTGTAGATTGTTGTGGCAGTGGCAGCAGTTAAGTTACCGCCTTGGGTAATTGATCTCATTTAGCTTTCTTAACCTTGTTCTTAGCTGTACGCTGTCCACGCATGGGCATGTTAGCCTCTGACATGGCAATAGCGATGGCCTGCTTACGGTTCTTAACCACTGGGCCACCTTTACCGCTATGGAGAGTACCTTCTTTGTACTCACTCATGACCTTACCCATCTTGTTTGTCTGTTTCTTAGTTGCCATGTGCACTATCCTATCTTAAATTTTACTGTTTGTCAAGCTCTTTACTTACATCTTGGTAAATCTGGTACACTTTATGACCAATCATCAAGAGGGTGTACACAAGAGTAGCCCAAAGTACTAATTCACTAACTTGTAAACCAGCCACTGTAGCCAAGGAAACCCCAACAGGAGGGGCCACTTTAGCTGTAACTGTAGCTGCTGTCTCCACGCTGCTTTCAGTCACTTTCAAGCCTCCGACCAAGGAAGACCGTTAGCGGACACAGGGGCCTTCTGAGCCTCAATCTGAGCCTCTAGAGAAGCTTCCACAGCTTCTTTGTCAATCTTGCTCCACAACCAACCAAGAACTGTTTCTTCAGTCAGGGTGTCGTAGTTAACGAATGAGTCACCTCGCTCTAGGGCTTGTGTGTTGTAAACGCCTGCGCTGTAAGGCTTATCAGGGTCATTACTAGCCTCAGTTGCGTAAGCACCCCAATGCACTACTGTTACAAGACCATCAGAGGTTTGGCGTTCTAGGTTATTGATTTTCCATGTGATAGTCATGCTTGCTCCAATGCTGTGATACGGGCTGTCAAGGCTGTGATGATGGCTTGTTGTTCTTGGATGGCTTTGACCAAGATAGCTTCTGTTTTGTTCCAACCAGTGACTGTCAAATATTGATCTTCTGATCCATCACTGCCAACAGCATCAGGAAATACTTGTTGCATCTCTTGAGCCACAAAGCCTGTTTGATGACCTCCTGTTTTGTAATCAAACTCAACGGGACGTAATGCCATGATGTTTGAAAGCTGTGGCGCAAGGTCAACAATGTTTTCTTTCAAACGAGCATCAGAGAATGAACCGAATGCCGCCTGTGATGCGCCGTTGGCGTTAATTTGTCCACTACCAGTAGCATCGTTGTTAATACTAAACAGCATAAATCTTTGCGATGTTGTGCTGTCGTTTGCAAATTTTCCAATATAAATTCCGGGTTGAGCAGAATCAGCACCAGAAGTACTCATAACTTGCAAAACTCGCCCAACACCAGAAGTGGAAAAATAACCTGCTGGAGTAGTAGTTGTACTTACAGAAGTAAATTTACCAGCTGCACTCGTAGTCCCCACCAGCAAGTTACCGCTGGATTCGATACGGGCACGTTCTGTGTTGTTAGTCATCAACAACAGTGCGTTGTTTGTTGTAACGTTAATAGCTGGGTCAACACCTGCGAAGTCTGAACGAATCGTTATGACCTTTGTGCCTGAGCCGTCTTCGTTTACTTGGATACCTGTCCCACCACGAACATCTAGGCGTCTAGCAGGACTTGTAGTACCTAAACCCATGTTGCCAGAGCTATCAAGCGTCATTGCTTGGGTGAAGGTGATGGCGTTACCTGCTGTGCCTGAACCTGCGTAGAACCATTTATGCCCACCGCTATCTTGTAAATAATAAGCGGCAGAAGTTGTAATTCTGTAAATCCAATTTGTTCCGTTATAGTAGGCATTTGAAACAACAGCAGTCCCTAACGATGTTCCAGACGAAAAACCGCCGTAGGAAAACTCCAATGCTTTCTGCCCGCTCCAAGCACTAGGCGTAACACCTAAACCTAAGTTGCCAGAGGTGTCAATAGTCAGACGCTTAGTAGCACCTGTGTTCTTATCATCAATGGAAGGAGCGTTTAGCTTAACTACAGTACCTGAAGCGTTCTCAGTGTACAAGCCAAGGTCAGTGACGTTAACAGCTAACTCACCTTGAACTAAATCACTTGATGTAGGTACTGCCCCTGTTGTAGAGCTATTTTTAATCTTAATTGTTGCTGGCATGTTTCATAATTCCCTGTTTAATAAGTCAGTACGTTATTAGTACGTCCCACCATCGACGGTTCCTGTAATCTTGCTACCCGCTAAAGAAGTTATCCATGTAGGATCACTATATGAGCCTGTAGTCACCACTCCGTTAGTTACAGTACCTGCATTACCGCTGATAGATCCTGTAATTGTTGAGCTAAATGTTTTAGTCCCTGCTATCGTTTGGTTGCCTGTCAGTTTAACGACAGCACTATCTAAGGCATATCCTGCTGTAGC